CTTCTTTCCACTGTTCTTGTTGATACGCATAGTCTCATGGCTATTTCTTTTGAAATAAGTCCACGGGCAAGAAGATAAAATATTTCTTCTTCCTGCTCCGTGAAATTGGCGTTTTCAATAATTGTTTCAAGCTCTGGCTTAGTCAGTTTTGAAAACTTCATAAGCCACTATCCTCCAATATTTTATTCTTCTCCCTGCCAGATCTTCGGTGTACCATCAGCATTTAGCATAACGGTAAGACCGCCGCCCGTGCTTATTGTGATATATAAATACATCACTCCTGTGTCACTATCTGCATAAATAAGATATTCTTGTCCACTTCCCACCAGTACCATTGTGTTTTCCTGTCCCGCACTGACATTTGCTGTATCACTGCATCCGGCAATCAGAAGTGTTGCTGTTATGATGGCTGTTATAAGTTTCTTTCGCACTGCATTAGTCCTCCGTATTTTCCTCATATTCCTCTTTGCTGATGGTCCTGATGCATTCCTCACTCACGCCTAAACTTTTCGCCATGTTTGCAATGGTTCTTTTCACATAGTCGTATGCACTTTCTTCAAAAATCCTTGGCTTTTCTTCTGTGACTGTAAAACCTATATTCTGCTCTGCATATCCAACGGAACCCTCTCCGCCAAACATTTCTGAAACCTTAATTTCAAAGTATAATGATATTCTGATTTTCATTTCATTCATTGTTTTTCCTCATCTTCTGCTGTCTGTATCATGACAGCACCTCCGAAAAATTAAGTTTCATCTGCGGATCCGGCTCATAGTTCATCCACACCGTTTCCATCCGCGGCTTTCCGTGCTCCGCACAGCTTGAAAACTGTTTTTTCTCCCATCCGTTCAGATAGTCGTTATACATTTCTGATTCATAGCCAGACAGCATAATCTTGGCTTTACTTTGCAACAAAAGTTTTAACAGTTCTTCGTGGTCAGAATCTGACATCTCATGTTTATACTGTTTCCCGGTTCTGGTACCCAAAACATACGGAGGATCAATGTACATAAAAACATTGCTGTAATTAAATCTCTCAATCACTTCCACAGCCGGGCGGTTCTCGATCTGTACCATTCGCAGACGTTCTGCTATGTCAACGATCCATTCCGGCAGACGGTACCAGTTCCATAATGCATAAGCTTTTTCTCTGCCCTGTACATCATTTTTCCATCCTACCTTGCTGCCATTGGTGCGGAACCCGTGCCCTTGCCAGCACTGAACCAGAAATCGCAATGCTTTATGGTACGGTTCATCCGGCATCATCAGCTCCCATACATCCAGCTTATATGTATCCTCATATTTTTCACGGCTGAATGGTGTAGTCATTACCATTCTGGACAGACGTTCCGCATCTTCCTGTATGCACCGAAAGAGATTCACAACATCATGATCCAGATCATTGATCGTTTCGATATCAGATACCGGCTTATTAAATAACACGGCCCCGCTGCCGAAGAACGGCTCTACATAGCTGTGATGTTCCGGTATCAGTTCCACCAGTCGAGGAGCAATATTCCATTTACTTCCCGGATATTTCAATACTGTTCTCATTTTTTTTCAAAAGGAACCCGATATATCGTTACCCCGGCCGGAGGTTCGGCTCCTTTCTTGCCTTACGGCTTATAATCTTCAAATTTTTTTACAGTGGCAAAAGCAAATCTCGAATTCACCCAGCGCTGTAACTTTTTCAGTTCATTGCCCTGTTTCAACTTATATTTGTCATAGATCATCACATAAGGACTGTAACCGAGATCCCGAAGCGTATATATTCGCTTCAAATCCTGATCAATGGTGGTGTCAAATCCGCAAAGAACATACACTGTCATTTTCCTGTGATTCCATCCGGTCAATTCCTTAAACATTTTGAACTGAGGAACGATTTTTTCTCTTTCTTCGTACCGGTCCCATGCAAAATGAATGTTCTTAATTTTCATCTGCCGAATGTATTCTACTTTTTCCTCTGTCATAATTCGAATATCGCAACCTTGTGAAAAATCTACCCACGCACCACTGTCAATGAGCTGTTGGCTTAAATCTTTCCAATCCCTGCATGCAAACATATTCGGATCAAGCAGGACTATATTTTTCTGACCGTTCCAAAACTCCGACAAATCTGCGGCCTTTACGGAACATCTGCCCTCTTTCTTCCCTACGATACAAAAATCGCACCCGCGCGGGCATCCTCTTGTCAGAAACCCATATGCTGTATCTTTACACAAATCTGGGTAAAGGCTATAGTCTGGATAAATATGCTCAATTTCTTTTGGAAGAGGATCTCCACCGTCCGGATAATGGTATCCAGTTCCACCTCTTATTATCTCCCCACCACATACCGGATGCGGATAATCTGGGGTAAAGGTAAACACTTTACTCATGTATACCTTGTCCGGCGGATCTATCCACGCCGTCAGCGGATCATACCACTCAACATTATTCCCCTGATGTTTATGCCATGCTGACAGTTTCATCAATGGAAGATTTGGAAAATTGTGCCCGTCGACATCAATTAGTGCTATTCTCATGTTCTTTTTGAAACCGGATACCCTTTATGCGCTGGTTTTGCTCCTTTCTTTAATCAAATCTTGTCTCTTTACAGACTCTACTTTCAACGTTTCTCCGCAGCGGTTTTCCCTCGCTGTCTTTTATAAAACCGTAAAGCATGTCGCGGCTATAGCCGCGGCGTATAAAACATTTAACGGAACACCATTCTACATCACAGTGTGCGCATGGCTCTCCAAGGCACTCATTCTTTTCATTGACAGGTTTTACATCGAAAAGACCTATCTGACCGTCTATTTGTTTCATTCTTTCAAAAGGAGTCGATGCGCATCTTCCCGGGAAGCTCCGCTCCTTTCTTGTTTTACTTCAAAATTTCATCTAAGCAGGCATTCCAACCCACCCGACGTATTGATGTGCTGAGATCTTCATAACCAGATTTCAACTCTGGTATCTTCTCTGGCAACTCCCGGAGGGGACACCAATCATGCCGTTTCTCGGTGAATGTGCTTTGTGATAATTTCGAAGCACCATTGTTTAACACATTCATGAGCTGGCATTTTTTAATTCCTTGAAATTCGTACATGAATTTACACTTACTGCACGATTCCGGCATATCTATTGCCAATATTGCTTTAGGCATATTCACACTCCTTCCGGCTTCTCGCACCGTTCAAACGATATCACCCAAACGTAAGGATTAGCATCCCAGCCGTAGCGGTCAATGTCGGATTTCTTGACGGTGGAGTTCCACAAGTCTTCAAATTGTCCTCTTGCGGTACACGCCCCGGTAAGCAATCCGCTATTGCATCCTTCAGCTTGTGCTTGCACTTCCGTGATCTCTTGCAACCGCTCCACCCTCACATTCATAACCTTAAGCCAGATGCGTGCGGCTTCTTTTGGCATGTGAATGGATGGTTTCCATTTTGTAATATCTGCAATATCATTTCTTTGCCAATCTTCGTAGTAATAGTATCCGTTCGGCGCCTTTTTCCATGTTTCTCGGACATACAGGATATCGCCCGGCTCGCAAGGCAACTTAAAAAATTTCTCTCCATCCCCATCTGCAAATGTACCTCTACACGATATGTACACTTTATGTGTAAAAGCGGTATATCCCCATACAGCATCATCAGGAATAAAGCCTTTCACAATTCTTCTTGTCGCACCCTTTCTCCCGTCCAAAATCGCCCGAACCATTTCTGTATTGAATAAAATCGGATTAATTGTCATTTACACCGCCTCCCTTTAATTGCTCAACTTCCTCGTTCAATTTTTCTATCTTCTGTACTGCTTCTTTCAAGGTCTCGGCATTATGATTTACAGCACGGGCAAGCTCCCTGATGCCTGGGCTTAACGAGATACCAGACAGCTCTACCACTGTTTTATTCTTCCATTTCATCTACTCCACCACCTCTCAACATCTTCATAAACGATTCATTATTCCTTTTGCACATTTTTGCTCTTTCGCAAGGTTTTTTACACTTAAAATAGTCACTACCATATTTCTTGTAATCTGCCTTGTCGCAATGCTCGCATGGTTTATTCATTCACTCCACCACCTTTCACAATCTCGATTGCTTTACTAATAAGGCATACCGTGCAGTCCGATGCTCTACACTCTTCTCCAAAACAATCTTTGTTCACTGGTGATGTCATTATTTTTTCAACTTCTTCCAACTGCTCCACAACCTTGTCTACATCATAAGCCGTCGGATATTCTTCTAGTAAATACAATACTGCATTTGTATTTACTAAAGTTCCATTGCTTAAAGTAACCGATTTTAAATCTTTCTTCAGCGCATCCGCATCAATCAGTCTCATCGTTCGCCCTCCTGTTCCAATCTGTAGTTGCTTTCGTTCGCTCGTCTTTCCCTGTTCTGATGCCTCCGTCCTGATCCATGTACATCTCACATTCATAGCTTTTTGGAAATTCTATTCTGCATTTCATACATTTGATTTTGAACATTACCCCAACAGATGATTGTGATGACTTATTTGTAATGGTTAAGAACATTGCGTTTCCACCGCAGAACGGACATGGCTTCAATTTTTCGTTCATTCTTCATCCCCCCAATCTAATTTCTGACCACAATCACAATATACGGTATCCTCTTCCAATATGTCTCCACAGCAAGGACATCTCCCTATAAGACCGACATAGCTGTCTCCGTCTTTTATCTGGGATATTGATTTCACTTTCTTCGCTGTCTGCTTCTCCACCGCCGCCCGGCATTCTTCCAAAGTCCCAATCTTGCGATATTGACGCCAATCACTTAATGCTTCAAAATAATTGCTTTTCATATCCTGCAATTCTTCAGCAGTACCGATTGCACGGTACTGCTGTATCTCTTCCAGTGCCTCGATTGCTTTCTCAAAAGCTCTAAGTGTACTGCTTTTACTTTCCCATCCCATTTCCTGCCTGATTATTTTTATTGCCTTGTTCTCATCCATTGTTACACCTCCAACAGTTCCGGATTGTCAAAAATATTTCCAATAACTTCTGCACATTTTCTTTCTTCTGTATAAAATCCTAAGTTGCAGTAACAATACCCGCTTTCCTTATGGATTGCATAACTGTAATCCAATGTCCAGTCACCATCGCGATATTTTACAATCTCTGGATACTGTTCTTTTCTATCGCAAATATCATTCTCCCAAATCAGATTGCCGTTCTTGTCCTTAAGTCCGGTACACCAACAAATTGTGGATGGATCAATTTCCAGAGCATATAAATCTGATGCGTAACTAGGGACGATATAGTATTTTTCTCTTCCGGTAAATCCATATCGTACCAAACCGCCAATAACCCATTCTCCGTTATCAGTTCGTTTTGCTTTGCATAAATATCTATTCTCCATGACTTTCTCCTTTCTTCGGATATACAAGCTTCAAATCATATCCGCTTGTAATAAATTTCAACGTCAATTCGTGATTGACTGCGTTTCCGAGTTTATCATAAATCCAGTACATATCCTCTTGCGTGAATTGTGTTCCGAGATATTCATTGTATCCAGAAAGAAGTGATTCCCTCCATTCTTTATTTCTCTTCTCTTGGCGGTAAGGTTCTCCCTTTGCAAGTGGTCTGGAACACCACTCTAAAAGTTTACAGATAATATCGTTCTGTGTATTACAGTCTTTTGCTATAAAATATACATTCCCTTTGTCTGATAAAATAAGTTCTCCAAATTGAGTAAGATAACTCTTCGGAAAGCATTTCATCACATCGAAAATTTCATTAAGCATCCTTTTCCTCCATTTCTTTCAACTTGGCTTCGGCTTCCTCGTATGTAAGAAAAACAGTTTTACCTATCTCACTTACCGGAAACTCTGGCGTATCTTCACCATATCCGCCCCAGAGTTCTGAATGGTTTGAATGATAAGAAGCTCGGATATACAACACATCATCCTCATATTCAAAACCATACACTTTTCTCACATTAATGATGTCTTCCGGTGTCTCCCCGGCTCCTAATCTGTCCTCTACACATTCACGATAAAACTCGTAGAGCTTGTCTCCTTTGTTGCATGGGAAAATAATCATTCTTCCCTGTTCCTCGGCATCCTCATAAGTGGCAAGCTTATCAAGTGCCATTCTGTTATGATGTGCAGTCATTTCACATGGTTCAAGGTGTGCATTACCATTCTCTGCATCCTTAAACCAAACCATATCACTGTTTTTTGAACGTATTGTTAATCTCTCCATGCTATCCCTCGCTTTCTGCCTTAAGCCATTGTTCCACCTCTGTAACAGAACACATTGCTACACCGACCTCAATGGTCTTTACACTACACTGCTCATATGTTTCGATTGAGCAAAGGAAATCTAAAAGTTCCTCATCCGTCATGCTCCGGATCCGGTCTGCATTGGTCTGTGGCTTTTCAATATGTGGCTTTTCTGCATCTGTGCTGTACGACTCCGGCAGTGGCATCCAAGCATTTACAAATAATCCATATTTTGCATAGCTTTTGTCATCATCCCCCGGATAAAACGCACCGTTACCATCTTCATCAGTTTCATATCTTCCGATATCTGGAATAGTAAAGTTTTCAAACGATACCAGGATATATTTATCAGTATTAGGAATCTGCTCATCTACTGGAATCCATCCACTTTCCTGCTCCAAAATCCTGTTGATTTCTTCCTCCGAAACCACTTTTGTTAGTGGAGAATACCCGCAGGCTTCTGTTGCTGCCTCAGATATCCTGTTTTTAATCCTGCTTATTTTCATTCTGATCCTCACTTTCCGGCAACATAGCATATTTATAGCTACTCATTTTACCGTCGTATGTGCTCCATGACGTTTTTCCGTAATCCCATGTATAAACCGTTTCATCTTCATATTTTGCAAAATGTTCTTTGCTCCACGCAAAAAGTTCAGAATCTCTGACCAAAATCGGTGTATCGACTGGAACTTCGCTCCAATCAACATACTGGCCGTTCGCCCATTCTTTTGCTTTTTCTCTGCAACGACCAGCATTTCTAATGTCATTATCGCAAAAATCGCATTTATCGCAGACTCCCCTGCATTTTTCCAGTTTCCCATTAATTAACGCAATATTGCATCCATCACATGCAATATTTAAAATCTCTTCCGCATATTTTTCTCTATTCAGCATCCTTTTTCTCCTTCCCATACCGCAACTGATACGGTACTTCCTTAAAATCTCTCAATGCATCCGGGTTTGGATGCTTCGGCATTCTCGTCTGACGGTTTTCCATCTCTGCTATGATTCTGCGTCTCTCTTTGCTTTCTCTGTGCAATTTATACCTCCGTCATTTTCCAAGACTGTTTACAAGCTGTTCTGACCTCGTATAAGCCTTATCCAACAGTTCTAAATATTCATCAAAGGAAATCTGTGCTTTTTCAGATAACTCCCTCGGATAACGCTCTAACAAAGCCTTAATGCACTGTTTCATGTCTCCAAAATATCCGATTGTTCGAACGCTTTCTTTTTCATTGCCGTCCTTATCCTGTCCGGCATATCTCTGTCTCAGGGTGTGATTCAGAGAATCAATCTCCACAAAATATCCATCCTGCAGTTCCACAGTTAACTTGTCCATCAACCATTCCTCCTATATTTCATACGTCTTTCCGATAAAACGCTTGTCAATGTACTTACATTCCCATTCCAAAACACTTGCGATCCCTGTCATGGTTTCATATCCGGTAGCAAGGCAGTTAATTAAATATCTGATTCTCTCATAAACCTGTCTGATCTGATTTCCCGAAAATTTAAACTGTGTTTTAAGGCAGACACCCAACATAGCAAAATAATTAAATACCTGTGCCAGTAAAAACTTATTTGCCTGTATCATGCAGTTCGGTGCGATCTTTCTCTCTACCAGATAAAAACTCTCACGATACGGAATCTTATTTGTTTCCTCTCTCACGTCAATCTTGCATTTATCTTTCAGATAAAAACAAAGTTCCTCGCCTGTCGTTCCATCCTTTGCATTCTCCACATATGCATCAATGGTCTGCTCAACCTTTATGATTCTTTTGTGTCCGAATCCGAACTTATCATGCAGTGCCTGATATGCCATCATACGGACGTTATAATAGGATTCCTCTATTAGATAATCCGCATTGCTTTGTGCCTTGGCGTGTCTCTGTATTCCGATCAGTTCACTCTTGGAATATCCAAGTGGCTGCATCCGCTTTTTCTTTCTTGCCAGTGCATTACTCATTTGCTCTTCCATCTCCTCTCTACATCCTCAAAATGGCTAAATACAAGACTTTGAACATATTTTGATATATTTGTCCGTGCATATTTTTTAATTAGCATTTCCCCTGCTTCCATCATTCCTTGGAACCACTCATCTTCGTTATCAGCTTCATAAAACTGCTGCCGGAATTTATAATAGTCATTAAAAAACTGCCATTCTTCGGAACCTTTTTCAAATTTCTTACTTGCCATAATCATTCACCTTTTAATCAAATGGTGTGCTGCCACATACTTCTCGGAAACCGTCTTTCTGTCGCATCCGTGCTTGAATCTGTTCAATGGTTTCGGTTCGCTCGATAAATTCCATACGATCACCTTCAAACTGAACAACTTCTCTAAACGGTGTACCCTGTCGATTCTTTTCAACTTTCAAGCCTTTAAATTTTCTGTCTTCATCCAAATTCCACATAAGAATAATATTGGAAGCATCCTGCTCAATATCTCCGGATTCTCTTAATTCGGACATTGTAGGCTCTTTCGTTACATTCATTTCCGATACTCGGTTAAGCTGTGACAATAGGATGATCGGAACGTGAAGCTCTCTCGCAAGTGCTTTGAATTGCTTCGAAACTTCCCCGACTTCGGATGCACGATTATTGAACTTCCGGTTACACCGTACCAATTGCAGATAGTCAACTACGATCACGTCATATCTTTGATGCCTGCATTGCGTTCTCATTTCCTCAATAACATTTGTCTGATCGTCAATTGTGATCGGATATTTTTCAAGCTCATCATTTGCCTTGTCAAAGGCTTCTTTCTCTCCACCAAGAAAAGCCTTTGCCCTGCGAACTCTTGTCAGACCAATCTTTGACATTCTTGAAACAAACCTTTCATAAATCTGACTGTTGTTCATCTCCATGTTGTAGTAACAAGTGTTATAGCCTTTTCTTGCCATATTCTCGATTATTTGTGCCACAATAGCAGACTTACCAACTCCCGGTCTCGCGGCAACAACTGTAATGTCTCCGCCTTCAAGACCGCCAAGGCAATCGTCAAGATGGTAAAATCCTGTCTTTACCCTGTCCTCTCCCACATCATCATTGAAGTATTTATCTTTGTTCTCTGATACGATTTGCTTCATCAACTTAGATTTCTTCAACTGATTAACTTGGATTTCTTCAAGCCTTGTAAGAACTTCCGCGATCGAATTATCAATATCACATGGTCTAAGGCTCACTCTCTGGAAAAGGCTTTTCGTTTCCCTTGCCCGCCAATCCTTAATGACTGCATCCGCATAGTTTTTCATTGCTGTCGATAACGGAGTTGCGGCAATACATTCCTTAAGCTCCCCGGCAATCATTTCCGGCTCCCATTTGTGGTTTTCAAGTGACTGAGACAGTGAAACGACATTAATGTTTTCTCCACGATCATACATGGCAAGCATTTCAGCAAAAGCATCTTGGCAAAATTCAGAGCTGAACATTTCCGGCTTCAATTTGTTATAAACCTTGTACATGGAATCATTGTCAATCAATACACATCCGATCACTCCAATTTCTGCTTCCGTCAACTGCTCTCACCTCGCTTTCGTTTCTCAACTTGACGAATCCAGTAATCGCAATCCTCTTTCAGCCAGTCTCCGTATTTTGGTATGTAGCGATAATTCGTATCATCCGGATTCTTCTCTATATAGTCAGTAACATATGCCACTGTAGCCTCATATATCAGCTTTGCAACGGCTTTCCTGTTCGGCTCGATAACTTCTAAAAGCTTGTCCATCCATGCTACCTTGGCAGACGTTAACGACGTTTTCTTTGGATATGCATTGATCGTGTATTCCCATCCCCATTCCGCGTCAAAGTCCAAATCAGATGCAGGCACGCTTTCTTTTGTATTTTCTTTCTCTTTCTCTATATCTGTATCTATATCTTTCTCTATATCTATCTCTACATTGCAATTTTGTTGCAAAATGTTGCACTCCGTTGCTCCACTGTTGCATTGCAACGCTTTTTGTGCATTTTCCCTAGATTTACGACTTCTTCTTGTACTTGCAGTCTCACTTCCTAGGTTATCTTGCACAAATGGCAACTTGTACTCAATGGAATCTGATGTTTCAAGCAATCCGCAGGAAAGAAGATACTGAATCGTTACTTGAACATTGATTTCGTCCTCGTCAATATCAAGGGCGATCTCTTTGTAAAATTCATCTTCCAAGCCGGAATACTCTAAGTAGCCGCCCTTTTTCAACGACAACAACTGCATCTTAAGGTATATGATCGTATATGTATCGCCACCAGCCATCTTTCGGAGTTTTTTGATTCGTTTGCTATCAAAGAAATCATCCATCAGTTTAAGCCAGTAATACCGCTTATTCTCCGCCATTTTCACTACCTCCAAGCAATTCAATAACCTTTGCCCCAGCATCTTCCGGGCGACAAAATACGAACTCAACGCCATACTTAAGTTGCATTGTCAACATAGCTTTTGCCAATACCTTGCCAGATGTCGGCTTTGTTTTCGGTAGCGGTACATTCAGCAATTTTCCAAGTGTGTGCATATATGCAATATTGTTATACCGGTCCACTCGTGGATTATGCCATGTAAATACATCATTGACGGAATACACCTTGTCTGTATTTTCAATAAGCACATATAGCTTAATTCCGTTGTTCTGCGCCAAAATACACTCGTCACGGAATCTCGGATGTGCTTTTCCACAGATATTCCCTACAATTTCCTGCATGTCCTTTTTCGTGTCAACGGAAACATCATATGTGCCAAGAAAATCCATCTTTTTAAGTTCCATTTTTCTAGCTGATTTTCTATGGATAACATCCGCTACCTTGTCTGTGGCAATTATGTAATCTCCAACCGGCAATGGTGCACGCAAGACTTCCATATCGTGGCTTTTAAAATATCTATTCTTAAGGATATGCAAACCCTCTTTCTGTCCTTTATCCTCAATTATTAACACGTATTCTCCTTTCTGGCGGTCACTTTCGGCAACCGCCAAAGGTATCTCATGGCTTTCAATTTAGTTTTTTGTAATATATTAAATTCCTTGCCAAAACATCAGATACCGCATAAATTGGTTTCTTTTAGGTAAATACCAAGGTGTTACAACCTATTTTTAGTATTCAAGATTGATAGTGACATTCGGACAGATGCTTCCTTCATTGTTATCAATGTCACAGAAATCAACATCATCATTAAATTCCACTGTTACCGTTACTTCTTGCGTATCGTCCTCATCGTCTCTGTCAAATTCAGCTTCTACATCGGCATCAAATTTTGCCTTAACATGGAATTCTACTTCTGTATCTGCATTAAACTTTGACAACTGCTGAATCAATTCATATACTTTCATGCCGTCTCCTTTCAGAACGGACAAAGGTTCATATCAACCTCTAATCCTTTTTCTGCAATATAAACATTTGCTCCATATTTAACTGTTTCTTCTGTCTTTTGTTTGAAAAGTGCGGGATTTCCGCTTTTATCTGATAAGTGAATTAGAACGACATTTCTTAATGCCGGGTTATCATTAGTAGAAATAAATTTAAGTGCCGTATCAAGGCTCATGTGACCTCGTAGGCGGTGTTCGTAGTTCGGCTCGTCCCGGTCTACAAGTTCCATGTCATAGTTGGTTTCCACCAATAAGTGGGTGGTTTTATAGAACCTCCACCTGACATATTCCGTGTCTGATGCATAAACAAGTCTCCCGATTTCCGTGTGCCAGATCCAAAATCCATAGCATTCTACATCGTGTACTAATGAAAAAGGAAATACCTTAAAATTTCCATACTTGCGTTTCATATAGTAATCCTCATAAGGCTGAAATACTGGGATTCCAGCTTTTTTATACTCTGGTATGTACTTTGCGTGGTCTCCGTGAATATGGCTCACAACCACTCCAACAATCTTCATCACATTGAAATTCAATGCTTTCTTAACTTCCATAAACGGCAACCCTGCTTCAATAATCAACGCTTCGCTTTCATTTTCCAGAATATAGCAGTTGCCGGATGAACCAGAACCTAAAACTTTAAGTCTCATTAAAGAACTCACTCCTCACATCAATAATCTGTCTCGCCTGTCCCAACAATTCCCTATTGTGCTTTGCTCTCTGCTCATTGTCACAGATAAATTGCTTGCAAATTTCTGGTCGAACCGGATAGATTCTGCATTTCTCGCAACTCTTATCCGTATCAAGAAAAGGGCATGTCATATCATACGTTCTATTCGCAGTGGGAAGAAGATGTTTGCACTCTTTGATATGGTTCTTACGAATATATCTGCGAATGGTATCTACTTCTTTTCTGCTCATTGGTAAAAGATTGGAACAGCAGTTACCGCATTGGCTACATTTCCCATCTTTGCAAAAGTTGTAAATGTTATCTTCCATGCCTTTCTGTACGGATTCTAAAAATGATATAACTTCCATATGCTACTCCAATTCTTCATCCGCCGGAAACTCAAATACTCCACTCAAACCCATAGTAAGTTTTTCGTCAATTCCATCTGGCGGTGTCTGCCCCATCTTTACAAGATTATGGCACATATAAGCCATTCTTAATTCTTCCATGGCTTCGTCTGCTTTTTCTTCCGTGGAATATTTAGCAACAACCATATCGCCAGTAAGTTGTTCTACTCCTATTAGGTTCTTATTCAGAAAGTAGATATCTTTCTGAAAGCGCTGAATAATTACCTGTTCATACGGCAAATCAATCGTGCCGTCCTGGCTAATAACTCTCATTTGGCTTTTCTTCCTTTCTTTTTTATTTTTCCTATTCCTTTAATAATCCTTGAAATATAGGATTGTGAAATTCCAAGTGCTTCGGATATTTCTCGTTGCGTTTTCCCTTCCACAAAAAACATAATAAAAATACGTTGTTCTCTCGGACTCAATTCCTCAAAAATCTGTTGAGCAAGCATGGAATTAACTGTATTTTCTTCATAATCCTTACGATCTGCTATCATTTCAGCATAAGAAACGCTTTCGCCATCTCCTATATCCACATTATCATCTAATGAAAATGATGCATTTACTGATTTTTTAATTTTCCGGAATTCCATAAGTATTTCATTTCTTACAACAGGAAAAGCATACGTTGAAAATTGATAACCTTTTGAAAAATCAAAAGTATTTATAGCCTTTAACAGACCAATAATTCCTGTCTGAAACATATCCTCGTCCGATGCCGGAATACTCAACTTCTGCATAACTGAAAAAACAATACTGTAGTTTGAAAGAATTATTTGTTCTTTGGCATATTCCGAATGGCATGTACTCCATAATTGCAATGCTTCATTCTTACTCAGTTCAGATTTTGGAAAGTTCATAGCAACCTCCTACTTCAAGAAATCCGGCACGTCAGCATCTTCACAAATTTCTACATCTACTTTCTCCGGTGTTTCTGCCATCTTTGGCTCTTCAACAGTTTCTGCAACTTCCGGCTCAACAGGGAAATCCTCTGTGTTTGCGTTCTCAGATATTTCATGCTTAACTTGTTCCTGCAAATCTTCCATCGGATATTCCTTGAAATCGTTGTCCTGCATTTCCTCTTTCGTATATAATCCCATTGTCAGCTCCGGGCAATTCAGACTGGAGAAGAAAGATGCGGCGCGATACCGAAGCATTAACTGCGGCATGGTTTTCCATTTGCTACCGTTCTTGCCAAGCCAACCCTCATCTTTTGCCATATCCATATTTACTTCCATGCCCTCAACCCTGCGACCATTTTTCATAGTCCAAGCCGTGCATGAGAATGGCTTGCCGTTCTTGTCCTTTGCTTCGTCAAACTGCAATTCCATATCAAATTTTTCGGAGTTATTGATTGCGGCAATCAGAAATTTACTGCTCCAACTCGGTCTGCCCTGAATAACATACAGATTCTGCATGACCATAAGTGGACTAACTCTTAACCGCTGTGCCTGTTCAATGGCAATCAGACAGTTCGCCTCGTTCTTCTGGAATGTCTGCGGAACGATTGTTGAACTTGCCAGTGCCTTTGCCATCTGCATTGCCATGATGAAATTATCTGATGTTCCGAAAATTCCAAGACTGTAATCTGTAACTTTGTTGCTGTGCGCAACCTCTTTCTTTTCCTCTGCTACTGCTACTTCCTGTTTTTTTGTTTCTGCCATAACTATTTTTCCTCGCTTTCCTCATATTTCTTCACAACCGCCACTTTATCAGCACCATAGGTTTCCACCAACTTCATATCCACGGTTTCATCTGTAACTGTTAGCTTTGCACCATTGGCATTTACAACCGTGTCACCGGCTTTCACAGAATCCTCGGTGCGGTATGTATAGCTTCTGGTGCTGTTTGGAAATTTTGCTTTGATATAATTCATTCTGATACCTCACTTTCTAATTTTTGATGGTCTGATAGCATTTATCATGGTCGTTCCACTTAATAGGAATTGGTGCACCACAATCAATGCAATCCATATCAAACATTTCCTCATCCATATTGGTCATGTATCTTGAATGCTGTCCGCACTCGCAATTCGCATAAAGTGGTTTCAATGGTTCATCAAAAAGTGAATCATCTCCGCAATTCATGCAATGGATGCCTTTGCTCTCTTTCTTCAAGCAGAAACCTCTTATCGCTCCACATTTCTTACATTTCCAATAGATGAATCCTTTATATGTCAATCCGTGATAAGTCTCTTCAACAGGTTCTTTATGCTGTGCCGGTATGTTACTCGGCACTACAGCATTCGGAATTTTTGGAAGCGAATCAAGCTCTAACTTTGGTTTCTCAATCTCAATTTCTTTCGTGGAATCAAAATGAAGATAGTCTACCAGCATGCTTGTAATCTTAGAGAAAAGTTCAACCGCTTTATCCCCGACATCAACAGAAATGTTCATTCCGTCTGTAGAAACTCTAATTTTCATTTACACACCCTCCACTTTCAACTGCTTGTCCTCTGAAACGCTCAAAAGAATTAACTGCGCATCCATATCCGGCACATTGAACTCATTCAGCGATTCTGCGTTATCAACAAAAATAGGCACGCTTACGCCGTATAACTCGCTAAGAGAACGGATAATATCAAGTCCTGCTACGATTCTGTGACCACTATTCAAAGTCGAATACGGAACGCCATTCACAGTACACTCGCAACAATCTTTCATACCGCCATTTAATTGCATTTCGAAGAGTTTGAAATTAACTGTCTTGAAATGGCTATTGATAGATTCAGAAACCTTATCCAGTTTGAAACGAATGAACTCTTCTAAGAGGTAAAGCATCTGTTCCTGGTCGGCAACTTTCTGCCCGATTTCTTTCTGCTCGTCACGAAGCGTTTCGATACGATCATCAATCGCCACATTGTTAGCCGCCTGCGCAATAACCTTGTTCACTTCATCAAGCTGCGCCTGCAGATCGGCTTTCTCGGCTTTTAAATCAGTAACAACCTTGTCTGCGCCCTCGGATTCAACCTTTGCAATATCAGCAAGAATCTTGTCATGCTCTGTTTTCAGCTTCACATACTCTTCATTCTGCGAATAATCAGCTTCTGCCGGGATCTCGGATAACTGCTTTGCATAATCATTCTGCTTTGCAAGTGCCTTGGATTCCTGCTCTTTGAGTGCCACAATGTCTTCCTGCAACTTGGCGTTTTCCTTTGTCAATCGCTCAATATCAGCCTTGCAAGCGTTGCCCTTGTCAATCAGACCTTTAAGTTTTGCGCCCTTTGCATCATCAAATGCTTTGCGTGCATCCTCTAACTGCTTGGTGGCACATGCCTTGGCATCTGCATTTTTCTGCTCAAAATCAGCCTTAAGAGACTCAATCTTATCCTGCGGCAACTTCTGACCACATAAGGAACAAACCGTTGTAGATTCATCAAATTTCCACTTGGATTCGTCAAAGAGATATGGCATTTCATCAAATGCCTTGGAAAATTCTGCATTGTATTCAACACCAAGATTTTTCCGCTCTGCATCTGTATCGGAAATTGTCTTCTCATTTGCCTTGATCTGATTTTCCGCAGACTGAATCTGATTATGTAAGTCATTGAACTCTCGTGTTGCATCATCCTTGGCACTGTCAAGACCTCTACGTTTTGCGGAAAGTTCGTCATTCATGACCTGCATAATGCCGGACATATCAAATTGCAACTGCATTTCCTTACTTCTTAAATCGCCCAACGCGCTACCGGCATTCTCCATTTTCTTGCCACATTCAGCGATTCTTCTTACCAGATCCACCTTTGCAAGCTCCTGTTCTGCCACATCCACATCAATCTTGGATTTTTCTGCTTCATCAATACGCACCGGAATTTCAGCCTGTTTCTTCTTCCATCCGGATAACGCTTTGGAAAACTTAGCACGGATATCATCTGTGGACGGTGCTTTCTCCAACTCGCCGAGTAATGGAGCATACTTAGCATCTGTCTGCGCCAGTTCAACATCCGATACATCCGTTGCAAGGCGCATCAGAATATCGCGCTGATCTTTCCATTTCAGAGAAGAAAAATACTGCGGATTGGTCAACAGCTTAAACATATCCTCGCTCTGCGCAAGACCGGAAACATAAGCTTTGAAATCAGCTTCACTCTTTGGATAACCGTCAATCTCAAATGAATTGACATTGCCCTGTAAAGTCACGGTGTCTGTTCCCCGCTTCTTAACCCAGTTCTGCTTCTGCACTTTGGAAAGTTCTACTTCCTTGCCGTCCACATCCAGAACGGCTACAACCTTAATTTCTACGTTATCAATGCGCTTTCCGTCCTTATCCAGTGGTCGAACATTGAACTTTTCCTCTCCAGCACTGTTCTTATTAAACAGAAGCCATGTAAACGCATCAAAGATAGTTGTCTTTCCTGCTGCATTCTTCCCTTTAATGTTTGTCTTATTCGAGAAATTCACATCAAGGCTCTTAATTCCCTTGAAATTCTCCATATGTAATGATCTAATTTTCAGTTTCATTTTCCTTCTCCTTCCACTCTTTATATTTTTTAAGTGCCTCTTCAAAGCATGCTTCATCGTCAACATATCCAAGAGCTGACTCTATAATTTTTGAATTAATAGTTGTTCCTTTTTTCCCCATCAGCTCAATGTCTCTTTGGTGTTCATTTGCAATAATGGCACATGCTGTATGAACTTTCGTCCTGCATGCAACCAGATCTGCATATTCCTCAACGGAAATTGTAACGGTATTTTCTGCCATCTTAATTTTCCTCCTCTAATACATTAATTTTGCTCACAGACACCTCATATGCTGTTCTCTGCTCTTCTGTTCCATCTTCATATTTCTTAATATATCCGCGGCTCTGAATGCGTCCATTGATCTCAATATGAGTTCCTACTTCCAACTGACCAACAAATCTTGCATTTCTACCCCAAACAACACATGGGATATAATCTGATTTTCCGTAGGAACGATTGACTGCGATTAATAAATCTGCAATTTCTCTTCCAAGCGGAGTTTTCCTGTAAATCGGTTCTTTGCATACATATCCGTCAAGCTGGATTTTGTTCAAATCTGTATGCTCTCCCGGATTCGCTTTTTCAATTTCACAGACGAATACATATAATAACAGACAATTTCTCTTTTCCTCGTGTTTGTTATAAGAACGATACACACCGGAAACATTAACGGCAGTGCCCGTGTATTTATCGTTCAGATTGATTAATCTCTCTGAAATAATTAATGGGATAATATCAGCCGTCCCGCTTAATCTATCCACTTTGAGGTACATATTATAAAATCCCTCTCCAAACACCTCATGGTTAAATTCCGGCTCTGTGATAATCGTTCCTGTAAGTTCTACTTTATTGTTTTCTGCTCTCATATTTGAATTTCTCCTTTTCTTGTGCTAAATATAGGCGCAAATAGCTTATGCTATTGCTTGAACTGGAATCATTCAGCTTTGGTCGGTTCGGATGATTCCTTTTCTTTGCTGTAATCAGTGTCAAATGTGATATAGGTAATACCGTCATCGTCATCAGACTCACTTCTGTAATCGTAATCTACAATCTCTTCTGTATACTCCTGCCACTCCCCATCTATTTTTGTTCCTATATAAATAAGAAGTAATCCAATCAATACAGGTATAGCAGTGACCGGATACTCCGTTGCATCAATGCAGATGCAAAACAGAAAAACAACGGTGCCGATCATTTCAATTACCTTTGCTAACTTCTTCATAGACACATCACTCCTGCCACTTATAGGAACCGTTGACAATCTCCTCACCATACAAGGAAACAAAATCTGTTATTAATGCGATAAACTCTGAATTTGTCGGCTTTCCTTTTCCCACTGAAACCGTGTAACCAAAAATTTTGTTGATTGCATTTGTATTGCCATTTGTCCATGTAACTTCAATTGCGTGCCGGATTGATCTTTCTACTCTCCAGACTGTATCGCCGTTTTCTTCTGCGATTTCAGTATAGAGTCCTTTAATAACGTTGATAAGTTTACTTCTGTTTTCAAGACATTTCTCAACCGCACTTATTATGTAACCGTAACCCTTAAGGCTATGTTTTACGCCAATCTGATCTAATGTCTTTCTTAAAGCAATGTTCATTTGTCTATCCATGAATACCTCCTGTTAATCCTTTCCAACTCCGTATCTGATTGCCATTTCTTTTACAATGGCTGTATATCCCTCAATCAGTTTCTTATCCTCTGCAATAATATCCACGTAGGATAATTTGTCTCTTGCTGATTTACAGATGCCCTCGTCAGCCATTCTTCTGCGCTTATTGGTTAAGCGCTGTTTCAGATTTACACCCATTCGCTTTGACAACAGTTCGTAGCTTTCGGCTCTTACTTGGCTGTATGCCTGTCCACCGCCAAGTTCCATGCTGATTTTTCTTAAAATATTTCCAGTATCATCACGCCATGATGTTGTATCGAGTGCAACCACTTCTCGGATGCTCTCAACTCTTTGTTCCACATGGTTTAACTGCTCTGCCTGCCGTTTCTGTTCTAACTGCTGTTCTGCTACAGAATTGAAAATCTTCTGGAACATCTGCAACTCTGGTGATAACTGATTGAGGTCGATTACCTTTTGTTTCACACGCTCTTCCAAGGTCGTGAAATAATCTCGTGCCTCTTCTGCTTTCGCTCCATTCCCTTTCATAGAAAGTTTCTTTGCAAAATGGGCTGTGATTTTGTAATCCTGCGTTTTGTTACCCTCGACATTGATGTCGAACCCCCAGTAATCCTCATTTTCAGTGGCAAATTCATTATCAACAATGTTTGATTTCGCCCATCTTGAAAACTGTCCCTGTGCCAATTCCAAGAACGCATACAGCTTTCTTGCGGTGGTCATTCCGTTTTCATCAACACCAAGCGCAATCTCAATGGGTGTCTGCATTTTTGCTTGTTTTAACTCTTCCGTTTCCTCCAACTCCTTTCCGTGTTATAATTCCCTTATCATCAAATAAGGGAGGTGCTAAAATGATTGAAAAGACAATTCATGACTTAGCTGTCACATATGCCAGTTCAAAACTTTCAGAATATGAAATTGACAAACGCGAAGCTCCACTTTGCGGAAATACAGAAATGTCATCCGAAGAAGTTCTGTATTTAAAAGCGGCATACGATTTTGCTGTCAAAAATCTTTCGGAGTAGGTTCGTACCTTTCTCCAACCATTGCATGAGAAACAGCTTCTTTTATCACTTCATGCTGTTTCTCCTCTGAAACAGACTGCTCAATGCGTTTTAGTGTACCGTCAATACTCTTTAACGTATTGAGCATTTCTTTTAAAATTTTCACTGCATTTCTCCTTTCCAGTAACTCCTTAAGTTACTTTCTTTGCAAAAAAAATATCAATTGGATTTTGGATGTGAATATTATCAATCATAACCTGAATTTCGTCACTTCCAAAAACGCCCTTACTCATTCTCATATAAAATGTTTTTGGCGTAACTCCAATCATTTCCGCAACATCAGCCTGTGTTTTGCCATTTTCAGCAATAACGCCGCGAAGTTTGTTTGTATCAACCATCTTACTACTCCTTTCTAACTTCGTAACTTTTGAAGTTACTTTCATTATATTCCATTTTGGTAACTTGTCAAGTTATTTTTTTCTTGACGAGTAACTTTTTTGTGCTATAATAAAGTTACCAATAGGAAAGGAGGGAAACTCAAATGACAATCGGAGATAGGATAAAAAAGCAGAGAGAGCTTTTAGGTATTTCACAAGTAGAGCTTGCAGAGAAAATAAAAGTTTCAAAGCAAACACTATATAAATATGAAAACAACATTATTACTAATATTCCAAGTGATAAAATAGAAATTATTGGGAAAGTTCTTGAAGTTTCTCCATCTTATTTAATGGGTTGGGAAGATAATTTAGAAAACGCACCAGATATTCTTCCAGACCTTATGTCGGATAATGAATTGCTAGATAATTTGAAAATGCTAATGGAACTTAGCAAAGAACATCGACAGACTATATTTGACAATATAACCTATTGGCATGAAAAAGAGGGGCACTAAATGCCCCACTTTTTTTTGAATGAAAGTATTGTGTTATATAAAAATTTCAAAAATCGCTCGTTGTCGCACTTAACGACCATTTCAGTTATTTTTTCCTTGTAAAACGCTGTTTCCTCATTGCACTCGTTTTCCCCCATATTGATTTCCTCCAATCATTCCGCACTTCCGATAGCGATACACAAATTATAGAACTTATGTTCGATATCGTCAACCCCATTTGACAAATTGCTACAAATTACAAACTCGTTTGTAGTTGAGGGACAAGAAAACGCCTTATCCCGCCCCTCAGCCAGAACTTGAAGTGCCCTTATCGGACAATTTTATTTTACAAATTTTCCCGCAAACATTCAATTTCTTTCGGTCGCAAGTTTCGACAGGTAAATTTATTATTGTCACAGAATGTCGATTGATTAGTTTAAATTTTGTTAAAAAATTGATTACTGGTTGAAAATTATGCATCTGCCAGTTATCTGTGATGAATTTTAAGTGCATAATTTCCCTTTCTGCCCGTAGGCTTTATGCAAAAGAGCCGGCTACACAACACATGGTCATGTAATCGGCTCTTAGGCTCTTGATTTTATTATATTTCTACATAGGTTTTCTTTTGTGCCAAGTTGTCCGCTTTATTCGTAAAACAGAAGTTAAAAATCCTTAAATTTTACAATTTAGGCGCGATTTTTACCATACTTAACCATTCCTGCACATTAAGATTTGAACCTGAGTTCTGATAAGTACTGAGTGTCCCGGTCTGTCCCGGTCCGAAAGTGCCACCACTCGTTACTTGTAAAGTTACTGCACTGCCGGATACCGCAGGAACTCTGACTCGTCCCATGACATAATTAGATGTTGTGTTGGTTATAAAAGTTTCTCGAAATCCGTTTGCGTTTGAACTGAAAGTGACAAGTCCTGTAACAAGATAATATCCATCATCCGGGACAGTGAAATACTGCACGACAGGAGTCTGGTTATTATAATTTGTCGTAGTATTGGATAAGCTAGATACATTATTTTTGGCATCCGCCTTTTTTAAATATGTGTCTGGAATGTTATTACCATCATAATCTGCACTAGCACGGGCAACACGCACAGCAGGATATGTACCGTCAGTTTTATCAGCATAAATATCGACAACATTATCATTTTGCACATTAAATTGGGGAAACAATGTACCGACAAATCCAGACCAGTCTTTTGCTACTACTTTTAGGAAATATTTATTGGCTAAACCGTCGTTTAACGATGATATCGCTCCCGTGCATGTTCCATTTCCAATCTTGGAAATGTCTGTCGTTCCAAGCATTTTATAGAGATACCGCACATTCTTGAACATCTGTGACACCTTCGCAAAAATTGAAGAGTGTTTTTCACCGCTTGATAATTTTGATACAGTCGTCCACGCTGACGCTGATCCGTCTGCCACATCACTGCTCGTAAATGATACGATATTGTTCGCTGTATCTCCACCTGTCGCTACTGCCCCAATGTTTGCTGGAGTGAGATTGACATTTCCTCGCCGATAGGATGCTTCTTTTGCGCCCTTAACCCCCGTCACAGGCGTTCCGGCAAGCACGTCCCACTTATCATCTGATGTTTTGTAGACATTTGCACCGGCAGGAATGACGTTACCGGCTCCTTCTTTAAATTCATCCGTAGTGGTAAATTCATCTGAAACATTGTACATCCAGCCTGCATTAACATTTGAAAGTGCCGGTAAATCTGCAAAAGCTACCGTTCCATGTGGCTGCAATCCACCTTTAAGACCTTCTGATATGTCTTTTGCCTGCTGATAGTAATACTTGGCATTGTCAGAATCCTCGCCCTCTCTGCTTCCTGTACCACCAACAGCATAACTCTGTGCCTTGGTTGCGCTATCTGCTGCAGATTCGGCTTTACCGATGATCTCTGTTGCTTTCTGCGTTGCAATATTGGCTTTATCTGTGGCGGTACTGGCTGACTGACTGGCAGATGCCGCTTCACTTGTGGCTGTGGCTGCATACTGACTGGCGGATGTCTCACTGGCTTTTGCGTTAGTCTCGGATATTGCTGCCGCCGTGGCTGACTTCGCCGCTGCTGTCTCTGACGCTTTGGCATTGGTTTCGGATGTTTTTGCCGCTGTTTCACTGGCTTTTGCGGCATCCTCACTTGCTTTGGCATTTATTTCAGACATTGCAGCATTTTTCATACTGGACTCCGCTTTTGCCACTTCCACTTTGATTTTCGCAAGATAGTTAGGCTCTAAATGCTTTTCCTCAATGCTTCCCTCTTTGACGATGGCAGACACTTTTCCATCCTTATCAATATAAAAAGCTACCGTATCAGAATCAAGGAACTCATACTGTGTAATCAGTGCCGACAGGTCTATGTACTGTTTCGTGCCATCAATCAGAGTCAGGATAATCTGCTGTGTGGTCGTGTTATAAACGAAGTTGATTGCGATTTTCTCCATCTGTGTATCAATCGTAATCTTAGAACCGTTCTTTTTTGTGATCGTAATGATTCCGGTCGATTCCTCAAAGGTCACGTCTGCAACAAGGGTAGCCACTTCTGTTTTCGTGGCTTTTGTGGTATCGAGAGTGATTACACGATCATCAATAACGCCAATAGCTGCGTCCATTTTGTTAAGATTGCTTTCATTAAGCGGTGTTTCATCACTCGGATAATTCTCCCAATTAATAGCACTATGCGCTTTATTCATGATCCTCACTCTCCCTTTCCTTTGCAAGCTTCATTTGTTCCCGCTCTACTGTAACCTGCCTGTTTGCCTCTTCCTTGATCTGCTGCAGAATATCCTTAAACACCAGGTACTTAGCTTCGATTGGAACATCCTCGCACAAATTTACATAATTGATAATGTCGTTTTCAAATTCCCGGATTTTTGCATTTATCATAGATTTTCCACCTTTTCCTTTAACTGTTCTATCTCTTCATGCTGCAACTGCACTGTGGCAACCAGATCAGCGATCAGCTCTGTATAATTCAGTCCGTAATACTTTTCTCCGTTACCGTTTGAGAAAATTTGAGGGCAAATATTCCATCCTTCTTCCACACTTTCCAAAACATCCTGTGCTATAAAGCCATGATGAAATCCATCCTTTTCGAAATTATAACGATACGATTTTGCTCTTAAAGAATAAATAAACTCAGATGATTGCTTTTTGCTTAAATCTAAAATTGTGTTTTTTATTCTTTTGTCAGATCCATTAATTACTCCACCTCTGAATCCACCTACTCCGGTATCTCCGTCTAAATGGATCATCATGTGGTCATTATCGTTTGCGCCTTTATGCAATGAAACCTGATTATATTGAACCGTACATTTATGAACAGGACTTTCAAGCGTCCCTTCCACTGTTCGAAATCCATCCGTTCCCATCTGTACAAGTGTTCCACTGCGTTTAAATTCAATAAGGTTTTCTACAGACTCTTCCGCTTGAATATGCATATATCCCCCGGTCATTTCCATAGAACCTTTTAATTCAAGCAGTTTTGCTTTGATTTTTATGCCCTCGGCTGACTGGTTGATTTCTGAAATGACGCTGTCTTTTGATACTTTCAAGCTGATCTGCTTTGATGACTGCGTAATCGTACTGGACGCACTCGATGAAAGCTGCTTAAATTTCTTTATCAGAGTCCATTTGTATTTTCCACTGCTTATTCCACCATCTGGTTCGCAACCATAAAACTTTCCAGTATTCTGATCCAAAAAACTGTGTCCAGAATAATACGAAGATGCAGGGTATGTATCTTGTGGATTCCCGAAACCACAATGTGTAACGTCATAATCTTCGGTATCCCATACTGTTAAAGAAGCACTGACTTCTGACCGTATCTTAGTTGCGGTCACCTCTATCTTTCCGGACAAATCGCCCTCTGCTTTGCTTGCTCTCGTAACTTCTGCTGTAATATTGTCTGCATTGATTTTAATAGCCGCCGCAAGTTTAACTTCCTGCCCTTGTGCCCTGGTAACCTCTGCTGTAATATTGCCTGCATTTTGCGTGATTCTCGATGATAAACCATCCGTTGTATTTTTAACTTCTGTACGAATTTCGCTTGCGGTCTGCGTGATCTGTGACTGCAATCCCTTCTCAACATCAGTTATCGTGCTCTGCGTCTTTTCGATGGTTCGCTCCAGCACATTGCTCCTACCTTTGAGTTTCAAAATACTTTTCTGTATTCCATTCGCTCCATTTGTCCGGTACTCTTCCCCGTCTGCTTCCAGATCATCACGTAAAGCCTGTATACCTTTTAAGGTTCTTTTAAAGATATATGACTCAATCAACTCGTATTTCGTCGGCAGACGCACTGCATCTCCGACTTCAAGGCACGGATTTCCTTTACAGTCTGCCGTAAACGGGCGGTAAACAATGCCTCTGATCTTGGAAAGAATATTTTTTGCAATGCCTTTCAGTTCTTTTGTGCCTTTGCCATATACAAGAAAATTATCCTCGATCACATAGGCATTGTCTCCGGTGCCTACGATCACGCCAATATCATTCTTCTGCTCCCTGATCTGTAGCTTATCAATGGTTTTGACAAGATAATCTTCATATGTGGCAGTAACATAGAATCCTTTTCCTATCTGCGTACTCTTTGGATCCCGCGGAAACAGATCATCTGCCGGATAAAGGTCATTTCTCGGATATAATCCCTGTATTTCCTGTTCCAGATAAATATAATGAAACTTCCCATCACGCCCCATGTGCCCCATACAGCCGTTAATCTCACAGATGCAGGACAACACTTCCTTGCCGCTCATAGATTCGCCTATGGTGCTCGATTCCTCTGTATCAGAACTTGTCTCGCTGGATGCCGTGACTGCAACTGTTTTTTCAATAGACATGCCGTCATTAACCAGTATAATGTCAGCCTGCTCAATTCCGAAGTATTTGAAAAAGCTGTCCCGGAATTGCTTCATTGTGACCGGATCATAAACTGTAACAGTCGTAGTTTTTCCATCTTTATCTTTCTGCTGCTCTTTATGGGATGGAAATACAGTGTTGTACCATGCTGCCACATCTGCATTTAAAATGTCATAAAGGGCATCATATGCAACTACATCACGGCACGTCCTGTCTGCCGTGGGCGTATCAGAATCAACCTTATATCGTCCGAACTGGAACGGGATATCTGTATGTCCACCAAGAGACATCCTTGCCGTCATCCATCTACCCTTCATTGGCAAAAATGTATTTGACACCGTAAATTTAATCATGGCAGCTTCACATGAGCCAAACGTCAATTCCTGTTCTGAACACAAACTTTCGGTCAATTCGAATTTTTCTTGGTGTAGCTCTGTATTTGTGATATTTATTTTTCCGTCATCAGATACGATGGACAACTGCTTATCGACCGTATCTTTTTTGAACAAGTCGCCATATTTATAATTAACCACCGTACACACCCCCTATGAAAGCAAGCCGAACTGAATTGTAACGAATTATTCCATCATACGTTCCGTATATCGTAGGCTGAAAATCTGCCATATAGCCGTACTGCGTCACATAATCGTCATATTCCGGGATATACGCTGTGATATAACATGCTCTCCCTGTTGCATTTGTGAACTGGCTTCTGATATTATTTAGCACCTCATTAAAAGTCTTATTTGTCAGCATTGCCCGTGTTTCAAACTCCACTTTTAAAGCCTTTAATTCCACGGCATTTCTATGCAGATAACCGTTGGCATCCGTATAATCGTCTAAATCCTGCATATTGACATATGGGCTATATGATTCCGCTTTCATAAAAGACATTGGCACTATGTAATTCCCAATCTTTAAAAGCCATCCGCTGTATGCCATACGATCACCTCCACTTACTTTTCGTTTCTGAATCTATTGATATGGATGCCGTTATCATCACTTAAAAATAAGATTTCCGATTCTCCATTTGGAAGAATGTCTGCCACAAAACAGTTATTCGGATTCCCTATTTGTGTATGATCTTCCGGGCATTTATTCCAATCTATCGGTTTATACTTTTTTCTCATGGCTATTCTCCTGAAAATAGGTATAAAAATAGCACCTGCCACCAATTTGATAGATGCCACTTCTTTTTCTTGATCTATTTTGTAATTACTTCGATATTGGGCGATTTAATCACAATTTTCTCCGGTGTGTGAATTACTTCCGTGTTCCCATATGTAATCCTGATTTCTAATTTGTTCATAAAATTTCTCCTAAATTTCATACTCCGGGTATGCTGCTTCCCAAACATTCCTATGGTAGGTATTTACCTCTCCATAATTTGCATCAAAAATCTTTTTCACGCCATATCCAAGTTCAATGCTCTTTTCTTTGAGTTTTCGCCAATTAAATGTTTTCCAGTCCACACCGTTCATTGCTGCAACACGCTTAATAGAATACCAGTCTTTGCTATAATCAAGTTCCTGCTGCAGCTTTTCATTCTCCTGTTCTGCAATCTGCCTGCGCTCTACTTCATCCGCATATGCCCGAAGTGCCGATGGAAAATCTTTCGGGACCTGTCCTCTCTCCATCTCATCAAACCGCTTTACATACCTTGCAGTAAATATGATTCCTTTTTCACCATTAAATTTGTTGGCGAGGAAATCACACCCCATTTTGGTGACTTTATAGCATTTATTTTCCTTGCCGCTTGCGTCTTTGTAGGTGGATGGAATAAAATAATCACTGACAACAATTTTGTTGTTAGTTAATATCTGTATAATTCCAACCTGTTTTGTGCTTCCATCTTGGTTTTTAGTTCCCTCTAATTTTCTTAAAATTTGCCAATGTTCCAGTTCCATCATTTCAGCAATTTCAAGTGTTGTTATCGTGTTCGTATTGTTTTCAAATCCAATTTCATCTTTAGTCATAAGAGCTGTGTATGCCATATTTTCTATCTCCTAAATTTCCGAGCCTTACATTTCGCAAGGCTCAACCTTTAAATTCACGTGCGTTAGGAACATACCCTAACAGGAGTCGCACGCTATATATTTAGTAAGATTGTAATTTCCCGTGACGAAATACTGGAATAGCCCCAAATTTTCTGGGCTAAGCGGACAGGTAAGTTATATCTGCAAATTGTTCTATTCTATTTTTGCAATCCCTATAAATATCCTTGTAGTGCATACCCATTGACATATCAATTCTAATAGTCTGCAAAATAATGCTTTCCACAAGGGTTAGATTATTGAGATCTGAAACTGTGATATTGTCGCGATTTCCACCAATTACTGATTTTGCCAACTTGGTATATGTCACATACAGTTTATCTGAATGCGTACTTCCTTGTTCTTTGGCATAGTCTACAAGAAGTTTAATCACATCAGTTTCTTTCAGCCGATTTTCTTTATTAGCAATTCTTGTTTCGCCCCATAGTTTCGATTGCTTTTCAAGAATAAATCTGCGCATTGCATAAAACTGTCGAACCAACTCTTTCTTAAACTTCACAACTATTTTTGAATTTCTCAAAAGAGTTATAACAAATGTTGCTTGTTCCTCATTCAAATAATAAACTCTTTCAGGCTGCCCCCTTTTCCCCGATTTTAAATCGGAGAAATCAATATTGCCAAAGTCTAAAATATCTTTCTCATATTTTCTGATAATAGCAACAACAGATTCATGTTGGTTATTTGTTCCATCTGCAATCACTTTGCTGTTTGTAAAAACATCGTTTCCTTTGAGTTCCACCAATTCATACATACTCTTTTCCACCTTTCTTTCGCTACTGTCATTTGACAGGCAGGTTTAAATTTCATTTTTTTATTTTTCTTATGCAGTTTGAAATAAATAAAAAGACCGCCAAAGACTGAATCTCTTCAATCTCTGGCGGTCACGAATCCGCACCTATTCCTCATAGGCTTGCAGGACGTCCTAAATTCTTTAGGTCTTGCCTGCGTGATTTTTAATTATTTTGTATTCTATACCATATGCCAAAATCTGTCAATCAAATTCCAACCTCTGCTGCATATTGGCATCGTCAATCTGTTCCTGCAAAAAATACGGCGTCTGATAGGCATTTATCACTTCCACTGCCTTGTCGCACTGGTTACGCTTGATGCTCTTGTAAGACCGAACACCAAAGTTGTATTTCAGATTGGCATACAGATTGTTGTAAACCTTTTGGCGCAATCCACGGTTGCTGTATGCGCTTGACTGTTTGCCGCCCATGATTGAAACGCCTTTCTTTCTGACAGCTTCCGTAATGCGGTCGGCTTCCACCGGAAGTATCGGTAAGTCCATCTTAAGACTTTCCAAATCCGCCTTGATTTCGTCGACCTCTGCTTTAAGCTCCGTGTGCCCCTGTGCAAGCAATGCAATCTTCCCGTCCGTGGTCTGAGGCATCATATATGTACCAGTCTTACGAATGGATGGGAGAACTTCATCAAATATCCATTTTTCCAATTTGTCAGCTTTATCTTTTATTTCTTTACTGTTACCCTGTTGACCAGCTTTAATAATCAATCGGTAAATATCTCCTTCCGGAATAAGAGGTTCTGCATATCCACCATTATTTTTAAAGCTATCCTCGACCAGGACACCCTTGCAATTATCCGAAACCGCCTTTCTTGGTCTTTTATACATAAGCATCGAAGCTATATCTACTCCAAAAAAGTATTCTTTTCCGTTTACTATAACCGTTCTCAAATCCCCTAAAATAGGATTGTTAAAAATCTGAATATCGTTCATCAGCAAATCCCCCATTTCTTCTTAAATGAAAGTATCGTGTTCAAAATGAAATGCAAAAATTTTTCGTCCTGTATGCTCTGGATTTCCGTTATCAGCTGTTCTTTCATCTCGCACCGCCTTTCTTGTCGGATGCAAGATTATTTGTAAAAATCCACACACATCTTAAAAAGTGTTCGCTAAGTACATTCAGATTTTTGGTAATTTCTTCAATATACAGTTGTCTCATAATAATCTACCTTTCTTTCAAAAAATGTTTGATTTCTCCGAAAGAAACTGATATGATAAATTTATCAATTCCTTTCGGATTGGTGTCAGAGTAGTCAATTACCGCCAAGTAATGTTTGACTACTCTTTTTTGTTGTTTTTAATTTCTTTTTCCACTAAACCTATTCCTTTCATAATGGTATCAGTTCTTGTCAATTCCAATTCATCAGCACATTTTTGAATACGATTAGCTTCATCTTTTGTTATTCTGATGTTGAGATTAACATTCCTTGGGTTTTCTTTGTGTGGTCTTCCTGCCGGACTAATAACAATCACTCCTTTCAATTATTGCCCTTGCAATATTTATGTTTTTATAATATATGCCCTTGCAATAATTGTCAATACCATTTTGAAATATTTTTCAAAAAAAGAAGCGCATCACTGCGCTCCCTCTTTTATACCCGCTTTGACTTATTATTCTATTTGTCTGCTCTTCCAGTAAAATATACTTCTGCATGATCGTATTTCCCATAGCAATCAAGCTGATCTGAAATAGTTTTCCCTGGTTTAATCTCACTGTCTGAATCTGTAATATATGTGCTGTTGTAATTTACCACATTATTACTACTGTCAAAAAATATTGCATACGCGCTTACAAAAAGCGCCGGATTTGTGCTGTTATTGGTCACGGATACAGTCACGTTTTCATCATTAAATGTCTGTTCAACGGATAAATCATTTACAACCGGTTTATAATATGGGTTTTCGTCATAATCTAAGGTATAATCCACCTTGTCAATTCCGGACACACTATCAAAATAGAAAACACCAATAGATGTTTCTCCTGCCCCCAATACATCAATGCTCATGTCGGCGGCTCCTATTGAATTCCCGCTTAAATCTTTGGCTGTAGCGTTTCCAGAAATTGCGACATCCGTGTTTGAATTATTTGTTACAATCAAAAAATCTAATGTGTCTCCTATTGTGTTTTCGTACAGATACTCTTTTACCAAAAAATCAGAATCAGAAACTTCTTCTCTTGTCGCTTCCTTGTTATCTACCGTACTAATAGAAGAAACTTTTTTATTTTGCTCGGTAGAATCAGCAACTGCATCGTTGTTTTCTCCGTTTCCGCCAAATATGGCAATCAACAGAATTACAACTATAACCACCGCAACAAACCACTTTGTTGCCCCACCCTGCTTTTTTCTGCAATTAGGGCAAATTTTTGCTTTAGCTGGAATCTCCGTCTGACAGTACTTGCATAATTTTGTTTCACTTTTTTCATTCATAGCTTTTCCTCCCACCACTTGTAATAAAATGATTCTACCACAAGCGGCGGTATTTGTCACTAGAAACTATATGCTTCTCTGCCCGTTCTATTAAAATATTCTCTTGCGTATTTTCTAGCACTTCTTCCTATCTGGTCTTGTGTCACACCAAATTCTTTTTCGAGGATTCCTTGCAATAACTGATTTTGCTGTTTAAGTAACGCAATTTCCTGCTGTGACGTACTGTATACAGCATCACGAATACCTGTGATCTCCTGCCCCCCAGCAACTGCTGTCTTTCCTCCAACTGTTCCAAGGATTTCCGGTACGCCGTTTTCTCCTGCCATAAACATGCTGTACTGTTTTGGAAAACCTCCTGCGGCGAACGTTGGGATTTTTCCAAGGTTAATATTGCCAGCTTGAATTATTTCTTTTCCACCAATATTTACAGAATCCCATGAAAAAGACAGTTTTGAATTAAGCCACGTTGCAAAATTATTCCATACCTGCTTAATTCCTGCAACAGCATTATCAAATGCCTGCTTCAATCCGTCAGAAATGCCACTGAATGTCCAATTATCTTTTGTAAAATACGGTTCTACATGATTTGTCCACCAAGAACCAATTCCAGATGTACTCCACCAGTTACTAAATTCGCCCCATTTTTCAGAAAGACCTTTTTTCATTCCGTCTCCCTGCTCATCCCATCTTTTTTTTGTAAACCATGGCTTCACATGATTTTCCCACCAATTATATATTCCGGTATTCTGCCACCAATCGGAAAACTCATCCCATTTAGCAGACAATCCCTCTTTTATTCCATTCCCTACTTCCATCCACTTTTTCTTTGTGAACCACGGGAAAATGTTCTCCTGAATGTAAGTTAAAGCTTCATTCCACTTTTCTTCTATTTTACCTTTTATTTCTCCTATTTCTGTCTGTATTGAAAGCTTTTTTTCTCCCCAATATTCTTTTACATCTTCCCACCATGAAGAAACATCCTCTAAAGTTGTTGTTAATTTATTGCGAACGGGTAGTTCTACATTCAATCCCCACCATTCTTTGACATTGTCTTTGAACTCGGAAATCTTCTCCTGTAAATTTGGAAGGACGACATCTGCTCGTAAATCTACATCATCTAATCCGTTTATATTCTTCCATTCATCTATCCACGCCTTTAGATCAAAGCTGTCAGGTACATTTAATTTATTAGGCATATTATCATTGAACTCATTTAATGCTTTTTGGAAATCATCTAATGATTTGTAATCTTCCTTTTTAGGCAGATTTTTGACAAATTCATCAACATTCATTCCATTTCCAATGCCTAATTTGTCCATCACAGTATCATGGCTCAAAACTCCACCGCCATATGCATTAATCCATTCAAACGGATTAAGAAGTTGTTTAAAACTTTCCTGAAGATATTGCAGAAAACCGCCTTTTTCATACGCTTTTTCTAAATTATTAGCATCTTTTTTTATGCTATCTTTTCCAACCGTAAAAGATAACGTTGCCACTACTACAGCAAGTGAAATAGGAATTGCATAAGAGAGCAATGATTTTACCGCCGTTTGACCAAAAGCGGCTGTGAATTTCGCTCCTATTAATTTTCCAATAGTCTCCTTGAGAAGTTTCCCTGTTAACAGTTTGCCTGCAAGTTTCAGAGCAAATGCTCCAAGAAGAATTTCAACTGTCTCAATATCAATGTTTGAAAGAAAATCTTTTACGCCTTTCCAAACATCAGACCACTTGATATTTTCTATCATGGTCTTAATCGTCTTGTAAACTCCCTGTACCCAAACATTTATATCTTCTGCAAGTGCTTTAAAATCAAATGTTTTGAAGAATTTATTTATTCCCTCTGCCAGTGATTTTCCAAGGTTTGACCAGTCAAATGTCTGACCAAAAGAAAGGGTTGCATAAATCGCCGTATTCAGTGCCCCGGCAATCGTTTTACCAACATTTCCAAACAATCTCGGATTGATAAGACCATTGAGGAAATCTGCCAAGCCTTTGCCGAAGTTTTTTGCCTTGGAATAAATCTTATCCCAGTTGATAGACTCCATAGCTTTTGATAAGGCATCACTGATGTATTTTCCAAGTTGTTTCAGATTTTTAATATCACTTTCGTAATTTTTGAAAATGGTATCAGTCTTGACAAGTTTACCGCCACTGGCACCGCCTGATGTGCCACCGCCGCCGGAACCGCCCGAACCTTTTTTGCCAGAACCATCATTTGTTGTAATCAGTTTCAATTCATCAAACTGACGGACACCCTTATTCATTTTGTCAATGTTCTTTGCCGCCTGTCCGGTATTGTCAGCAACATCGCCTGCGCTCTCTGCCGCATCTGAAAAACTATCTGCAAGACCTGCACCGGAATCCTCATATTTCCATCCGAAGATTGCGCCTAAAGCGTTTGTAACCTTTGTGGCAAAGCTGATAACAACCAGTAAAACGGAATTGAGTGCTTTTACGAATGGTTTGAAAGCATTGATTAATGCTCCACCAATAACACTGCCAAGCTGTTCAAACGACTGTTTTAAAATTCTGATCTGGTTCGCCCACGAATCAGCAGTACGCGCAAAGTCTCCCTGTGCTGTCTGCGTATTGGCAAGGACGTACTGATACCGGAGCATTGTCTTTTCAGCCTGTGACATAGACTCGATATCAGAATCTAATCCCTGTTTCATCGCCCACTCTTTAAGGGTTGCCTGTGTAAGATCAAGACCGTAATCTCTTAATGGACGTGTCTGTCCGGTAAATATTGCAACTAAATCCTGCGACACAACATCCTGATCTATGTTATACAGAGATGCCATATCAGCAGTTAATTTTGTTAAATTCAAAGACACATCAGCCATGGAATCAGACAAACCAATATAGCCATCTGTCTGCTTATTCAAAAACTCATTGGCTTTCTTTATCAAACTGCTGTCAATTCCCATGGCTGTTCCCATTGCTTGGAATCGGCTTGCCGTCTGTTTCAGTGTCAATTCTGACATACCGAACTGACGTATAGAGTCCTGCGCAAACTCATTGACTTTCTTTGACATGTCCCCAAAAGTAACATCAACAACGTTCTGAACCTCTGTTAATGCCGATGATATGTCGATTGCATTTTTTATTCCTCTGATTGCTCCGTACAGACCAAGATAAATCCCCATAGAGGATAAAATCTGTCTTGTGAATGACTTGAGTCCGATCAATGCTTTTCCTGTGGATGTCTTAAATCCAAGGAAAGAACCGGAAAGACTACTGATGCTGGTATTTAATCCGGAAATTGCGCTGCCAGACCTGTTGGAAAGATTGCCAAGTGCCTGCGTCATCTGAATGATATTCGAAGATACATTTGGTGCTTTTGAAAGCGTCTCAAACAGGTATTTGAGATTGTCAGCAAGCAAAGGTATATTAGTTACCGCACGACCGCTTGCAACGCTTCCAAGCCTTGATATGGACGTTACAAGATTACTCATATTGGTCATATCAAAATTCAATGCACCTATCTTGTTCATCTGGCGTACAAAGTTTTGTAACTGCGCAGATAAAGCCGGCAGATTCTTTGTCGCCTGTGTAGATGCCTTGCCACCAATTTTTGACAGTGCCGACACCATGCTTGTGAGTCCGCTTGTATCAACAGCTTTAACACTTGCTATTCCAGATGCAAGATCTCTCACAGCAGAAGATATTCCGTGGATAGAATTTGCATCAACACCAGAAAATTTATTGAGTGCCCGCACCATTGATGTGATTTCCGAAGATTTACCACCTTTGAACCCGGTAGCTGCATCGGAAATGCTTCTGATTCCGCTTGCAATATTTGAAAGTTTTGCAGTGTCAAACGATATGCTTTCCCGGAGCCTATTCATGCTGTTTACAAGGCTTTCTATGGAATTACTTGCTTTTGCAGAGTCAGCTATGATTTTTATTTGTAATTCATCAATGTCTGCCATATATGCACCAACTTTCTATGCAAAATAAAAAGACGGTAGGCTGTGACACCTTACCGTCCTTGATCTACTCTTTTAATTTTTCTCTTGTAACCGGTCCGCATTTCTTATCTACTGTAATTCCGACTTTTTTCTGGAATGTTCCAATACCGGTCGCCGTATCATTTCCAAGAATACCGTCCACATTACTGTTTCCCTTTTTATCTTTTTCATCCAGGCATCCGTGATAAATAAGCTCCGTCTGAAGCCATCTCACATCATCCCCTCTCATGCAAGGGAATTTTTTCTTTAAAATCCTTGCAGGTTCCGGGTATGGGTTTAAATGATCTTTTACATTTTTTCTAGGGTTTCCGCTTGTCACAATCGCTGTATGACCTTTTGTTTTTGTGACAATAACATCTCCATTGTAAAGAACCATTCCTGCCGCATAACCTCCAATGTCATCAAACATGCCACTAGAAAGAAGTACAGATTTTTCATTTGCTGTGGTGAAATTTCCAACATCTTTTCCAGTTGCATGAATAATGCATGCACGTACCGTTGTGCCGCAATCTGCTTCTGTTTTTACTTTTGAATTAATACCATATTTGACAATTCCAAGCCGGTGTCCCTGACAGTAGCCAATATTATCATTATTGCACGCTGTAATCATTGATTCTGCCAGTTTATCCGCCATATCTTTTGTTTTTGGTCTTAACACAACCCATCCTTTTTTATGAACATAAAAGTTTTGCATACTTACTTCTGTTCCTGTCTGATCTCCCGGTCTCCCACCGGTCAATTTCCCATTTTCATCATGTCTTGCAGATCCAATTCTAATTGACATATTTATACCTCCAAGTTCTTTTCTGGTTTTGGATGGCTCAACTCATAGTTTGACTGCATGACTTTAAGTTTTGCCACAAATAGCTCTCTCTGTTTCTTTATTTCTTCTTCCGTCATTTCTGAATCATCTTTCCCTTGTTGCTCATTGATTGGTTTTTTAATATACTTTGATTTTGCTTTTCGTCCGGCAAGGCAATGTTCTACTGCCACCGATACCGCAGACAATCCGTATGTTCCAAACCACATCCACATCTCATTGTCTCTTTGCTTTTTATCTAAGTTGTAAGCATCCGCATAAGGCTGTAAATCAGCCGGGCAGGACGTGTCTATGTCACGCACGGTAAATCCATACCCTTTTGTAACTAAAAGCCAGAATGGGCGGATTTCCGCACAATATGTTCCCCATGTAAGTTCTCTCTGTTCTTCTACTTTTTCCTCGGAGTTTTCTTCTCCGATTCTTTCTGATCTGCTTTGAGCAGTTTTGATAAAAAACCGTTTTCAAGCAGCTCCGCTAAAAGTGCATTGTAAAGTACCTGAACATCTGCATCTTCTCCGTCAAAGTAATCATCCAGCATGGCATATACTTTTCCAAGCTGCTGTTCCTTTTCTCCGTCATTTTCCGGGTTGTATCCAAGTTCCTCTTTGTGAAACTTCTGCGCTCCAACAAGAATTAACTCTGGCAGAAATAAAAGGATTTCGTCAACCGCTTCAATATCTTCCATCTGGTCTAATTTTGCTACTTTCTTGATAATTCCGCTTTTCACGGTTGCTTCATATCCAAACTTGATCTGTAATTCTTTTTCTCCAAATTTTAATTTTGTCATAGTCTTTCCCTTTCTCCCTCTCATATAGGGAAAGGGCAGTCCGAAGACCGCCCTGTTCTTTTAAATTGTTTCTTCAAGCTCTGGCTCGGTTGTCTGGTTATCGTCAGCCGATCCAACCGAACTATTCGACTGACGTGTTATTCCCCCGGTGTAAAAGCTACAGCGGTGTCCATGCCCTTGTATTCCTCAATGGTAAGGTTCATTTCAACCGTCAAAAGCTCATTCTGACCAATTTCCGGCTGTGGGATCTGCTCCGGTGGCTGTGCGACCACAAAAAACGCATCGGTAAATCCAGGAATAATAGTTTCAAACCACATTCTTTTCCCGCCGGCAAGCGCATTGTACGCTGTGATAAGTGCTTCCCACTCTTCCTTTGTGGCATCTGTAAGGTTTACCGTGATAGGGAAAGAGCCACCGGTATCTGCGCGACCCTTTACATATCTGGTAATAGCATCTTCTAATGCAGATGCGTCAATCTGTTCCGGCTCAATGTTAATACCGCCGATTGCGTTAATTCTTGTAAGCTGTTTAAATGATGTAGGCTTTGTCCCAGCTGTCGCTTCTGTGCCATAGCCAAACGTAATGCCTAACGTAGACAATCCTGCTTCTGCCATTTTTACCTCTCTTTCTACCGCTAAATAATGCGGTTATCAGACGCATCTCTTTGCGCCCGGTGCATAAAAAATAGAGCCTTTCGGCTCTTTTACATCAATCTGTCGTTGGCTCCGATTATCCGCCGGAACCTTGCAACACTTCTAAATTTTTTCTCACTGTCATTTTTAAACTCCGGCATTGCTGTGATTTGAAATCGCATCTGCTTAAAGGCATCGGCTAAAATAGCCATAATCCCTTTTGCATCGCTCTGCTTTGTGTTTGTAATAACGTCAACCTGTATTGTTTCCTGCACTGCATTTACGGATGTGCCTTCTAAATCTGCCCCACGTTCAAGCCCCGGCATCTCGTGAATGTAAATGGTCGGGAAAACAGGGTCTTTATCAAGGTTCTTTTCAACCGTTGTAAATGCAGTGTCAAAATTCATGCTTTTGTATTTCTTCTGGAGTTTTGGTTTGGCTATCGTTACAACATTGGAAAAAATGTTTATTTCAAGGTCAAATACCCACTGGTTTCCTGCCATTATCCAAACACCTCCTTCGCTGTCTGTGTAACAATCTGCCGCAACTCATTTGCGGTCAGATACATGAATGGTCGGCTTGGCATTCCCTCTGTAAACCACCAATCGCCATTGTCGTCCTGATAAAACCATCCATATCTTCCATCTGAAATCTGATGAATAGTTTTTCCACTTGCATACTGCCACGAAACACCCTCTGGCAGTTTCCCCGGATAATGGCTTTGCTGTCCAACAATTCCGGTTCCAAACTCAACAAATGCGGCATGGTCTGTACCGGCTATTACCGCCCATATCCCGCCGCCCTTAGTGCTTCCTTCATATTCCACGTGAACACTTGAAATCAGTTCCGATGTAAATATTGCGTCAAGGTCAGCAATTTGCACTCTAGCAATCTCTACGCCCTTTTCCGCGAGTTTTTCTGCCAATAGCTGGCATTTATATGTCAAACTGTTTTTATAGGCTCTAAGCTCTCGTATGGCGTTCTGAACAGACTTTTCAGACAGGCTCATTGTGATTACTTTCTTCCCCATTCAGCACCTACTTCACATTTTTTTGCAATAAAAACAAATCAACCGTCAATCCTTCGTCTGCGACACCTTTTACGATGTAATCAGCCGAATTTTCATCAACGATTGTATTCTCTTCATCTTTGTACCTTACATCTGACCGTTTCCATACCAAAGATCCGACGCTCAATGGAAGCTTTCCTTTGTCTTCTACGATCTGAACAAAATTTGTAGAGTTATCTACGCCAAATTCTTTTATAAGTGATTCGCTCAACTTATTGCTGATCGAAGAATAAAAAACCACGGGCTTTTCATAACCTGTGGTATACTCTCCGGTTGTCTTCGGTATCTTGTTCCCGTCATCATCAAGGTAATAAATTACATTACCATCAGAATCCGTGTACGAAGAATATTCGATGTTACCATCATCATCCGTCACATATACCGGCACCTTGCCGCTTTGCTGCGAATAACTCATTTTTTGCTTATTGATCTCAAGCATTTCACTTCACATCCTTGCCGAACCGTTTCCACAGCTCAGAAAGCTTTTCCCAGCCATACATCGCGACAAACGCAACAATAAATCCTGCAATAATAGCTGCCAAGATCATATACCATAAAATTGATGTCTGGATGTACTGCATGTATGCCACAAACGCAGCGACCGTGATTCCGATAGAAAGAACAAATACCAAAATGTCCGTTGGAATCTTAGAAAATACGCCTACACCTTTGATTACCTGTGTTACCACAGACACAACAAATGCCAGCGCACCAATGATTGCCAGAATAATTGTCATATTTGCAATTACAGACTGTATAATATCCATGATTAAACCTCCTTTTCATCATTAAGACGGGTTTCTATCCCGTCAATTCTGTGATGCGCCGATTTCACACTTTCTTCAACCTTTATAATTCTGTTGTCATGAGAATTTATTTCTTTTCGCATCTCAGATACTTCATTTTTGATCTCGGTCGTGTTGTTTGAAATGGCATCCAACTTCATGTTAATGCGTGTGTTCTCCCTCACGCGTTCTTCAAGATCCGTGTTGTCTGTCCTTTTGTTGCTCTTCAAGCCCATAAAGACGGAAAAACCAAGCGACAGCACGCTTATAATGATTGCTGTTGATATCTCAATCGTCAAATCATATACCGCCTTTCATTTTTTATGGCACACCGCCCACCACCGCTCAATGTGTGCCGCCTGCTACGTTTTGCCAACATCGGCAAAACGTAACGCACAATCTTCTAACCAGATGGAATCCCATACGGTTATAATGCTTTTACAAACGGAAATACTCCCACAAACAAGCTTTCCCTGTCTTTCCAGCTACGGCTTACGCCGTTTTCTGAATAACTTGCCATATAGGCTTCTCCTGCCTGTGAATGGTCGTACACGGATAAATTGACGATTACATCTTCAAACTGTTTCAAGTCTTCGGATATTTTTTCATCCGTGTAGCTTTCCGGGTAATTCCGCTTGCTTACTACTTCATTTCTTGCCTGCTTGATAAGCTGTTCGATGTAAGGGTTATCTTCTTTCTTGTCTAACACAACAACATCAGAAGTAACACCATCTTCATCCGTAACGGTTTCAATATGAAATTGTTTCAGTCTGATTTTGACCTGCTCTAATGTTGTATATTCGTCCATTCTTCCCTACCTATAATCCGAACTGCTCGATCAAAATGCGTTTCAGTTCCGCTCCGCTGATTTCTTCTGCACCTTCGATTCCATGTTCAGCGGCAAGTGCCTGTAAATCAGCAGTGCTCATTCTGTTAATCTCTGTCTTGGTGTACCCGCTGGAAGATTTCTCTCCCGGAGCAATGTCCGGGATTTCATCTCCTGCTTTGTACCATCTTCCATTTCGCTTTACCGTGTATTCAGCAACCATACAGCACCTCCTACGCAACTTTCATGACAACAACGCTGTCCATGCCCTCAAAAGTAGGCAATCCGATCATTGACACAACGCAATGGGTGTTGATTGGATGATTTGTTGCGTATGTATACACCGAAATACCGGTTTCTACAATAGAAAGGTTTCCATCTGTTAAACTTCCACTTCTCTCTTCCGGTGTCTTTCCAAAGACATAATCTCCAAGGTACACGCCGGATGCCTGCGCTGAAATAACTCCTGTAGGAATAAAATATTTGGTAGCACCGTCTGCAGGGTCGATGTAAAGTTTGTCGTAAACTTCAATCTCGATGCCGTATCCTCTAAGATACTCTGTAACCTGCCCCTGCTGTAAGCGAATACCGCCATTGTAAGCAGTAATTCCAAGCACCTGTTTCTTTGTGTCCTCCGCCTTAAGAACCATTTCCCATGTTTCTGTATTCATGCTAAAGCGCGCAAGGGAATATCCGGTTTTCTTTGCAAACTCACGTTTAATCTCGATAAGGTCATCAAGTGGCGTTGCTGTTTCGGATGCAGACCATTTATCGGTATCGCTTCCGGAGATATCCTTGTAATGGTCTCTCTTGTGCGCCACTCCATTGTCCGAAGTATAATCCACATAGTAGCTCTTTCCGCCAATTGTTACCTGTACTCTTGGAATACCATCAGATGGTGCTAATAACTGCCAAATCTGGCGTTCCGGCACTACTCTTGCCCCATCAATAAGCATCATCGGTTTTTTGCTGATTTCTCTAAGCACCTGGTTTGCCATGTTGGAATTTTCTGCCGACTGGTAATTTGCATACTCCTGCTCTTCACGCTCTGTTACCATGTAAGATTCACGGTAGAACGGCATCTCGTTCTGAATGTCAGAAAATCCACCGACGTCTCTTAGCTCTGCTTGTGCATCAAAATTGGATGCCTTTAATGATACCGGAAGACCGTTTTTCCCTTTGATAAATCTAAGTTCAAGGCTGTCCTGTTTTCTGGTTCCAAATTTCTGTCTACCTAAGTAAGGCGCAGAACCAAGCGTTTTTTCATAATTATTCCACATAACCCCAAGACTTCTTGCGGTAAATGCTTCTGCTAATGGTAATGCCATTCTCTAATACCTCCATTTATTAATCAAAAAAAGTGACACGCGGTGTTGCTGCTTTTGCAGTTTCTTCCACGGTCACTCCGTTCGCTGTTACCTTTGCGCTGTCAATAGAACCCTGATATACATAAGTTCCAGGCGCATCTCCCATTGTTACGTCAACATCTTCCAGAAGATACCCTTTGCAAGATTCGTCATTGCTTGGAAAAGGTGTCCCAGCCTTTGCAATCTTCTTTCCGTTTGCATCGGCACTTGACACCATTGTCTGCGGAACGATGCACGCCGCACCCTCATAAGGAAAGAATTTTAAAATTCCTTTACTCTGTGTAAAGTCTCTTTCAATCGGTTTTCCCATAATTTACCTCCTATAAAACATAATGGTCTTTGGCTTCTACATTTTTTGCCGGTTCGCCAAAGCTGATACTTTCGGCATTTTCAACATCTGCCGTTTTTTTATTCTCTCCACCTGCAGTACCGCCGCCCGGATTTTCAGTATTATTTGCAATCTCCTGTTCCTTTGCCTGCGCTGCTGCGGTTTCCTTTTCGGATGTAATCTTTCCAAGAGCGTCATAATCAAGGCTTCCATCATCTTTGACGACAGATTTTGCCTGCTCTGCATTGATTTTTAACTTTTCCATCAATGCTTCGCGCTGATCTCTGATGGCGTTTTTTTTCTGCATATCTGCGATCTGCTGATTTGCTGTCTCTAACGCCTTGTTTGCTTTTTCAAGTTCCGTGAGGTTTCCTGCTTCCATTTCATCCAGCTTTTTCTGCAACTCATCTGCGCTGTCTGCCTTTGCCTTAAGCTCTGCTGCTTTTGCCTGTTCTCTCTGTACGGCACTGCCGTAATCAGCAATGATTTTTTCAACATTTTCCTCACTGATACCCATTGCAATTAACTCTTCTCTTTTCATTGATTACCTCCGATATGTCTTTACGAATTTTTGCGGTGCAACGACACCGAATGACACTGTTGATTTTTACGCTCACAACTTTGCGAATTTTTATAAAATAAAAACAGCCACCGATTACTCGGTAGCTGTCTTATTTTGCTGTTTATTTAATTGGTTTACAATTTCCTGTGCTTTTTGTTCCTGCTCTTCTGCATTATCAATTGTTTTCCACAACGCATCTATATATGGCTTAGACAAGAGGAATGTCTTTTCAGCATCTCCCCAAAGCCCCACCGTTTTAATGGCAATAAGAGGATGTATGCCGCACTCTAAAAGCTGATATAGTGTTTGCGACTTTGTATACATATTGTCTTGCGGGCTATGATTGATTTGCACATCAAAATCCCTCATTGACAATTTCAAATCATTGTCCTTAACGCGTATTACATTTAAGACAACTTTTGCAAGTCTCTTCTCTGCCGATTTCACAATTGGGTCTTTTAATTTTGCTCTTGTCTTTGAAAAATCCCATCCAGCCCTTAATGATACTGCTCCTTGTGTATCTCCTCCAGAGTTTTGGGACTCTCTGTTTGGTATTGCTAATATTGCCAAGGCATTGTCCCACAAATCATCTTTTGCCACCTGGCACTGGCTCTGGTTAAGTTCCTGCGTCATAATCTCAACATCGGCTTTGTTATCCTTGTTATTGGACTTTACCGTCAAAGCATGGCTCATTTTCATCTCTTCAAACGTTTTTTGGTCGATTTCACAGTTCACAAACTTAACCCAGTACTGAACAAACTGCTCAATTCCATCCATTCTGTTTGACTGCATATTGTTAATGGCATCCAGAAGACCTATGACAAGCTCAATATCAGAAATTCTCTCATGATTATTTGGAAACTCAACAATAGGTATACTTCCAAATGCATGCAATTTCCATTCAGAAACTACTCCGTTTTGAAGTTTACATGAATAGTTGTCCGTATAGCACAGTTTGTACCATCTTCCATCTTCGTCTTTAAGCTCCTGCACCGCAACCACCGGTTCTTCCGTGCTCCGATTATAAATAACACACGTATTCATTGGAGTAGGCGCAACAATTTGAAATGGTATTTCTCCATTTGCAAATCTTACCGCCTTAAAAGATGTTCCGGTTGCTGACTGCCACTCTCCTGCTTTAATGTCTTTTTCCTGTTTATTCGCATCCACAAGATAGTCATTCAACGCATCCACTGCCCGATTAATTTCATCATCATCTTTTCGACTGATAAACTGTATTGGCTCGCCATATGTCTGTCCTACTTTGAACTGAACAATCTCATACGCATGATTTTCTACTATTTTGTTTGTAATATCAGCATTTTGCACCTTTACACGGTATAAAACAGGCTGGTCACCTTTGTAATATCGCCAAAGATATTCTATGATGGTTTTGTTGTAATAAAAATTTCCGATGCAGTCTCCCACCACATTGACAATATTATCTGCTGTGATGGTTTCAACATCTGTATATAAAATTTTTCTACCATAACAGCCTTTAACAAGGTCTTGGAGAGATGATTTATTATTCATAATTAACTCCTAAATAAACGTCATCCCACTGGATGTTGACCGGATTGGAAGAGATTTTAATTCTGTTTTTCCATTCTCCGGATAAAAAACAACTTTCTTGTGGCATTTTCTGCACTCAACAGAAATTTGCATTGTTGAACGTCCATCGTGTGTGGCAACTTTTCTTCCACACCGCGGGCAATATATTGTTTTTGGTTTATATCCCATAAAATCCTCTTTTCTTTTCAAAAGAAAAAGCACCGGAGATTTCTCTACGATGCTTTTCTAAATTGGGGGAGGTGAAGTATTCAACTTTTGTTGCTTTCTTCGATTATAACTATATCAAAAAAAAAACGGACATATCGGACAACTTTACTCTTTCATAAATCTATCGAACGCTTTTCTCACGCTGTCTTCTGTGTTATTGCCTCCTATTTGGTCGGCAACCTTATTCCAAGATTGATTTTCTAAAAATCTAAGGTTAATTATTCTTCTAATTCTGCTATCTTTTATATTTGCAATAAACTCTTCTACTTCATTTGTTTTTTCAAGAAGTTCGTTTTCCAAAATTTCGAGGGTGGTTTTTCTGGAATATAACAAGGTTTTTTTGTGCCTATATTCTGGCAATGGTATTCCTTCTATTTTAAAATGTTGGTTTCCACCATTTCCGCCAGAAACGCTATCAATAACCGTTCCTTCCTGCTCAATTTTTTCTATGTATTTTTCAAGCTTTTCAATTTTATTCCTTACTTCTTTTACTTCTTCTCTTAAATCTAAGTATTGATTTAAAATATCTTTGTTTACCATATCAATACCTCCTAAACGGATTTACTGCTGCTTCTACTTTGGCTACGTTATTTCCATTTGTCACTCTAAGCGCAAAGTTTGAAAATACATCTGGCACATCATCCAACTGCTTTTTACCGGATACTGAATATCTCTTAAGAAGAGACATCATTACTCCGTATGGCTCATTCGGCTTATATGATGATGGGTCTTTAAATATAACGTGCTGCAATATCCAGTTTGAGCACTGAAAAATCCTTGCTTCCTTATTTGTCTCCGTCGGTGTATCTGTGATATTGCATATCCATCCTTTGGCTTCCACTCGCTTGTTTACTTCCATTGCGACACGGTCTCCGCCGGCGTTTCTCTCAAATTCACATTCCTGCACTTTGTTGTTTGTCAAAACATTTGCTGCATTTTCATACTGCATCTCATAATCTGCCGTGTTATCGCAAACACAATCTACACAGTAGTAATCCTCTCCGTATTTTTGCAATACCGGCAAAACAAAGTAATCCGTTCCTTTTCCCTTTGTATCGCATTGACCGGTTACAATTTCTGGCTTTCCATGCGGCAAATTAAGATACCGGCGTATTTTATCTTCCGGAAACAGCAATCCCTCTCGCTCAATCGGCTCCTGTTTGTAGAGACAGCGATATGATATGTCGTCCATCAATAATTGCTGGTCTTCAAAAAATTCTTTCGTAAACCCAGAAAATTCATAGTCAAAGTTGCTTTCTCCTGTAACTGGGTCTACATCCGGTACCGCAATAACCTTTACTCTCGGATTACCCTCGTACATATTTTGTATGCGCCCTATGACGTCGTGTACGCTCCATCTTGTGGCAATATGTATTTCCTTGCAGTTCTTACCGTCCGTGTCCTGTATCTTTCTCTGTCTGGCATCTACAGCGTATTTATCCCACAATTTATCAAGGATAATGGGATTCATTGCTTCTTCAATACCGCCGATCATATCGTCAACCAGTAAAAACTTAGAAGCCCTTACTTTACCGGCATTCTTACTACCAACAGACGTACATTGTACGGATGGAAACGATTTGTACTTCCCGACATTAAACTGCTCCATTTTCGCATTTGTGCTTGTCACGGAAAGATTTGGGAAAATTTCATTCCATGTATATTCTTCTTCGTTTGTAACGATATCGTACACACCGTCATAGTACATTCTGGTAATATCACCGCTGTGTGAATAAAAGAGGCTGAAATCTCTCGGAAACCATCCGGCAACAAGAGCGTGAAACATTTTTTCAACCGTTGTTTTTCCTGCACCCGGGACAAGTGATACGCACAGGATGTCATATCTATCATCAATCATGCCTTGCAGCGCATCTATGAGTCCGATTTTTAAGAATTGCTTTCTTCTTGGCATGTAAAACCGCTCTTTAGGCTCTCTCTTCTTCTCCAAATACTGGAAAGCACTATCCACAACTTTGTTTTGCGCTTCTAAAAGCAAAATTCCGTAGTATTTGTCCAGAATTTCATAAGATACCTTGTTTTGGAATGAATATTTCTCTAAATCCCATGGTGTGCCACCTGTAGATTGAAATATAAACTGCTCCGTCAGTTCTTTCGCTCTGGCAGAAACCTTTAATCCATACTCAACATCCTTTTCCGTCAGAATGGCTACCCTTGCCGCTTCTTCCATGGCATCTATTACCTGTTCATCAACGCCATGCACCTGTATGTAATTTTCATATCCATTTACTGTGGAAATTAGGCTTGAACTTGCCAAAAGAAAAGCACCTCCGCAAAAAAGCAGAAGTGCCTTAAGACCTCTGCCAATAATTTTTGTTGGTTAGCGACTAACTCTGTTTGTTAGCCGGTAATTTTTTATTCCAATTTTGTTATGTTGTATTTTTCTGTTTTATCATCATATATTTTTGTTTCTAAAATTGCCGTGACGGATTCTCCAATTTTATTTGAATATTTATTATATGTGTCACTCCCGGATATAGCATATTCTTTACCATTATATTCAACAGTAATCTTGTAAACTGCCGGATGTGTAATTATTGTTGTTGTTTTACCATTAAAAATCGGTGTTATATATGCTGCTCTGTGGTATTCATCCATTACCTTAACAGTAACACTTGAATATTGTGTATCAACACACTTTTTACAGCCAATCAAAGATAATAAAAACAATTTCATAATGATTCCTTTCTTCTGATATACAGCTTAAATATTTGCTGAGCAGTGTTCTACCTCAAATTCATTATTTTCGACGTTATAAATTTGAACTCCATTCTTGTCCGTCTTGTATCTATCAAACACGCACGAAATATTTATGCCATTTCCAACATATCCAACGCTGTCCGCATGGAAGTCTATGTTGTATACCTTTTTCTGCCATTTTCCGTTAGCATAAATCTTTGTGTAACCGCCTTTTCTAGTTTTGATTATAATTTTTGAACGTGTTTTCTTCATTTATTCCCCCAATAATAAGTTTTAAGTCAATATCTAATTCCCTTACAAGCGTCATGAACCGCCCGATCTTCAAGCCATAACTTGCAATGTCCTTTAGCAATTCCTCTCGACTGTTTTATGATGTCAAAATATGACATATTAAACTCTTTTTTGTATTTAAGAAAATTCTTGATGTAAAAAAGCATCTCTTTTTCGTACAATTTTCTGGTATTATGTTTTACCCTGTTGTCAAAAATAAGGTAGTGTATTCTCTCTCTCATTTCCAATGCACCTTGAACCCTTTCTCTGTATAATTTTCAACCGCCTGTTTCAATTCTTCCTTGCTTTTATATTCCTCTCTAAGCATGATTGCTACCTTTTTCTTTTCCACAGCGTATATGCCGCAGGTAACAGCTTTGCTCGCCGTATCAAGGACTGCTTTATACTGTTTGCTGTTCATCTCGTATGTGCTGTTATTGATATTTACAATCATTTTTCATAAACCTTTCAAAATCTTCCATGCATTTATAGCACAAGTCGTATGTGACATTTAAAATACCATTTTTTGTAATCGAATTTCCGCACAATATTCCTTTTTTAATTTCTGCACCACACATGTCGCAAGTGTACCATTCTTTGCTATGCTTCATCGTGAATATCCTCCCAAACTCTGCAAAATTCCTTGAATGTTTTCTTGTCCATCAGCGAAGCTATTTCATGCAAGTTTACAATGTTAATTTCTACATCTTGCTCATATTTCACATCGGCAATAAGGTTTATATTGACCATTGGAAGGCTTCCAGCATAATGTTCTATTTTATACGAACTGCATAAGCACTGTTCGCCATCAACTGTAACTTTAGCACATGCCTGGTGTCCTTCTATTGGTTCTACTTTGAATTTATGTATATTACTCATTCTTCCACCAACTTTCTACCACACATCGGGCAAAATTCAATTTCCATTGCTATCGCTACGTTCATTCCATTGCTACAACATTTAGCATACTGTGGACATTTATCAATATGGCATTGAATAACATTTATATAGCCCAATTTTTTGATTTTAAATTCTCCATATGCAGTTTTATATGATTCTTTCCCATTGCAAAATTTACACATTTCAATTACTTCCTCATAAACCTAGGTTCACAATCTTCTAAAGTTGTTACTTCTATCATTTCCGGTTCATTTTCCGTCACACATCAACGCCAGATTTTTTTCTATCAAACGCCGTACACAGGATTTGAACCTGCAAGCCTTTTACAGCCAACGGTTTTCAAGACCGCTCCCTCACCACCCGGACATACGGCAAAT